GTTCTATGTTCCCACAAAAAGAAATGGGTGGTGGTTCAGGTTTGAAGTATGCCGCCTCTTCAATAATCTATCTTTCAAAAAGAAAAGAAAAAGAGGGTAGTGAAATCGTAGGAAATATTATACACTGTAAGAACGCTAAGAGTAGATTGACAGTTGAGAACAGAATGGTCGATGTCAGATTGACATATGATAAAGGTCTCGACAGATATTATGGTCTCTTAGACTTGGCTCTTGCAAGTGGAGTTTTTGAAAAATCTTCAACTAGAGTTAAATTACCAAATGGCAAAACAGAGTTTGGTAAAACAATTAACAATAATCCAGAGAAATACTTCACCGATGAAGTAATGGAAAGATTAGAAACAGTATGCAATCAGTATTTTAAATATGGAAACAACGAGAATAGAACAGACGATAATCAAGAATCTGATACAGAGTGAACAGTTTACACGGAAAGTAATTCCTTTTCTTAAATCTGAATACTTTGCTGACTCATCAGAGCAATTACTATACAAAGAAATAACACATTATTTTGATAAGTATAGTAAGTCTCCAACTCTTGAAGCACTTCTCATTAACCTTGACAACTTGACTGGTCAATCAGAACAAGTTGTTAAGAATAGTAAAGAGTTATTAAAGACACTGCCAAAAGATGATACACCTTTAGATTGGTTGACAGACGAAACAGAACAGTGGTGCAAAGATAGAGCAATCTATATTGCAGTCATGGATTCTATTGAAGTCTTAGACAAAAAATCTCAAAGGTCAACAGGCGAAATACCAGAATTACTAAAAGATGCACTTTCCGTGTCCTTTGATTCAAACATTGGTCATGACCAGATTGAAGATGCAGAGAAAAGATACGACTTCTATACAACAGAAGAAGAGAAACTGCCATTTGATTTAGAATACTTCAACAAGATTACAAAAGGTGGTCTGCCTAATAAGACTCTAAACATTTGTCTTGCAGGCACAGGTGTTGGTAAATCATTGTTCATGTGTCACATGGCATCTAGTGCCTTGATGCAGAACAAGAATGTATTATACATCACACTTGAAATGTCAGAAGAAAGAATCGCAGAGAGAATAGATGCCAATGTTCTGAATATACCAATGAAAGAACTTCCAGATATGTCTAAGAAAGACTATGGCAAAAAGATTGGCAGACTCAAAAACAAAACAAAAGGCAAACTAATTATCAAAGAATATCCAACTGCATCTGCTCATGTTGGTCACTTTAGACATGTCTTACAGGAACTATCAATCAAGAAAGATTTTCAACCAGATATTATCTTTGTTGATTACTTAAACATTTGTGCATCACAAAGAATCAGACCAGGCGCTGGTGCAAACTCTTACACACTAGTAAAGAGTATTGCAGAAGAACTTCGTGGTCTTGCAGTCGAACATGACTTGCCTATTGTGAGTGCAACACAAACGACCAGAAGTGGCTATGGTTCCACAGATATTGGACTCGAAGACACTTCTGAATCTTTTGGTTTACCTGCAACTGCTGACTTGATGTTCGCACTGATTACATCAGAAGAACTTGAAGACTTAGACCAGTTAGTAGTTAAACAATTGAAGAACAGATACAATGACCCAACCATATTCAAAAGGTTTGTCATAGGTATCGATAGAAGTAGAATGAAACTGTATGATGTCGAACAAGAGGCACAAGAAGAACTAGTCGATGGCGATATGTTAATCGATGATGATATACCTGTAGCAGATAGAGGCAAAGATAAATTTCAAGGTTGGAAGTAATGGAACCATTTGTTCAGAAACAATTCGATGAGTATCAGGCAAATAGAACTGAGAAAGATATTGTATCAAAAGAAGAACTCAGAGAACTACTGATAAAAGATTTATCATTCGTTTCTAAAATGGGTGTAGCAGAATACACCTTATATCAGAAGTATCAAGAGATACATTTAAAATATCCAACACAAACGGTCTCAACACTATTCGGTGAAGAAACAAACTTTGTCAATGAAGACCATTTGAAACTTATCAATGAGACTAAGAACAACATATGGTTTCCTAATTCATATGAAGACTTCGAGAAACTAGAACCAGAACTGATTTATACAGACTCTAACAAAGACAGACAATCTGCTGGTTCTCTTACAGAGAAATGGAATTGTCTTAGAACAATGACACACAGCCAGAAGAACTCATCTAACATTGGTCGTAATCTACATTACATTGTCAGAGATAAAGTGACTGAAAAGTATCTTGGTGTTATCTGTATCACAGGTGACTTCATTGACTTGACACCTAGAGATGATTACATTGGTTGGGAAAGAATATACAAAACAAACAGTGGCAAACTAAACAATAGTGCAATTGGTTCAAGTATCTTGCCAACACAACCACTTGGTTTCAATTACACTGGTGGTAAACTCATGGCATTGTTATGCACAGCAGATGTAATACAGAAACAATGGGAAGAAAACTATGGCGATAAGTTAGTTGGTATGACTACTACATCTCTCTATGGTAAATCTAAGACAGGTGGTTTATCACAATACGATAGACTCAAACACTGGAAGAAAATGGGCTACAGTCAAGGTTCACTATCATTTGAAATGACCAAAGACACTGAAAAAAAGATGCTAGATTATGCAGAACACCATTTCAACGAGAGATATTTCTTATTATATGTTGCGAAGAGAGAGAATGGTCAGACTCTAAAGAGAGACCATAGAAATCGCATGAGACAATTTATGTATTCACAATTGAAGATACCAAAAGAGTTGCAGAAGAGTGACCATCAAAGAGGTATCTACTATTCTACATTCTATGATAACTCACGAGAGTTTCTAAGAGGTGAAATAGATGAGAGCAAACTAGTAAAATCATTTGATGGTTCAGTAGAGGCACTTACTCAATTGTGGAAAGAAAAGTATGCCGCCAAGAGAATCAATAATCTCATGAACGCAGAAAGACAGAATTTAACTGAGACACTATTCTATGATGATATAATAAGTATGACATGGGAAGAGTGTAAACAAAAATATTTAGGAGATGTTGGAAGATGATTTCAAGTAGACAAAAGGTCACTCTAGGTAGAGATGACTACAGAGAATTTACTCATAAGATTGCCCAATTACAAGAGGCAGACTATGAGTTCGTGCATGTTGTGACTCACAACAAAGAAGAAGATACATTTACAATCGAAGTTCATGGTGAACATGACTACGAAGAATTGGATAAGATATGCAGTTGACAGTAAGAAAAATGGAACCACAAGATTACAGTGATTGCTGGAATGTTCAACATTCTAATCACACTGAACCAGAGTCTCATCTATGGAGTTTAGAGACATGGAAGTTTATATGTGATATGATGTCAGATTCTTTTGTGGTTTGCGATGGTAAAATTGTAGTTGGATATTGGTTGGGTTTTCTAAAAGTGAATCCACATGAACCACAACCAGATGTATGGTGTCTTGCAATAGATGTATGCACACATGCAGACTACAGAGAAAAGGGTGTAATGGATTTGATTATGCCTTTAGCAACAGACTATCATCCAAGAATATACGCCTATACTCAAAAAGGTAATACTGCCGCTGAAGGTATTATGACCAAATGGGGTTTCAATAAAGGCGAATATAACCCTAACACTAACGACCACTATTGGTCATTTGAACAAGATGTTTCCTAAAATATCAGCACCAATAGCCACATTCTTTTTAAGAATACCTTTATCGGCAATGTTCTTGCAACAAGGACTCAGTAAACTTCCTGTCACAGGTGCAGTGGCAGATGCATGGGGATTACCATATATTGTATGGTGGTTTGTCACATGGGGAGAGATAGGCGCCGCTATCGGTTTGATTGCAGGTGGTCTTTTAGGTTTGATACCATGGCATGCTAAACATTTCTTTCTTGCAAGAATAGGTAGAAACTCTCCTAACTTTAGATGGTTCACAGAAGAATTAGGAGACTTAGTGACACGATTCAGTGGTATCACTATGACTTGTATTGCAACTGGTGTTATATGGATTCTAAGTCCTGCCAGTCTATGGGATGTAATCTATAAAGACTATCTACATGTCAGTCTATATGTTGGTGGTCTATACTTCGCACTTAGAGGTAATGCTAAATACTTTCAGTAAGGGTTGACAATAGGTCTCACTTTTTTGTATACTAACAGTATGAAAAAAGATTCAAATAAAGGAGACACTATGAACTTTGCTTATGTAATACAAACCCAAAATCTAGAAGAGTATGGAGAAAACTTCCATAAATTCAAAGGTGGTTCTGCCTATGTAGTCCACGGCACAGTATCACATGAGATATATGAGGAAGATGCATATGGTCCTGGTGAACATTCTTATTATGAAGTCCCTAGTATCACTGAAGCATCAGTGGCTGCTGAGGTCATGAAGCATGTAAACATGCATAATGGTCTTAGGGGTTCGTTTGACTACATCACTAAGATAGAGACAATGCCTAGTGTTGATGCAAATGCTCTTCTATACAACCAAGATTTCAATGGCACCTTTGATGAACTCATTGCAGAGAGGGAATCCTCAACTACCTGGTACCCAGCTGCAGTATGAAGTATCTCAAAGAGATAACAGAATGGGATAGTAATATACCTAATCACACCTACATTGTAAATGAAAAAACTGAACTTGTAGGATATATCAAGACAGGCACTAAAGAAGAGATTATCTTCAAGTCGCCTATGAAACAATTTAGTAAGGCGAGGCGTAAGTTCGTCACTCTCAAAAGGGGTTGACTATTGGCCTCATTTTTTGATACCATATAACCATGATAAAGAAAACAATAATTTTTGATGTTGATGGCACTATCGCTGATGTCGAGCATAGAAGACACTTTGTAAACGGCAACAACGATTGGGACTCATTTAGGGCAGAGACAGTAAACGATACTCCTGTTCAATGGGTTTGTGATATCGCAAAAAGATTCATCGCACAAGGTGATGAAGTTGCCTTCTTTAGTGCAAGAAACGAATCAGAAAGAGATATTACTGAGAAACAAATTAGTCAATGGATTGGTGATGGTCACAAAGGGGTCTTTCTTAGACCTGATGGTGACTTTACACCTGATGATGAGTTTAAGTCTGCTCTTGCAGATAAGTTCATTGATATGGGTGGTAAGATTGATTTAATCTTCGATGATAGGCAGAAAGTTGTCGACATGTGGAGAGATAAAGGTTTTACTGTAGTTCAAGTTGCAGACGGAGATTTTTAATGGCAAAAATTAAAACAAAAATAAAAGGCACAACAGGTTCTTATGAGGCATATCTTTACAGATATACTCATGTTAAAACAGATAGAAAGTATCCAGGTATTCATAAAGGTAAACTTAATGATAGATACAATCACAGTTCAAAAAACGAAGAGTTCAATAAATTGCTTAGAGACCCAAATGAAGAATTTCTATTTGAAGTTCTTGCATATGGCAGTTATCACAATATGAGAAACAAAGAATACAAAATGTTGTCTGAGGTAGATGCCAAAAATAATCCTGAGTATTTTAATCAATCTAACGGTTCACCTATCAATAAAGGAACAGATAAAGAGAAAGTTCGCCAGTTATTTGAGAAAATCAAAAATGGTTATTATACTCCAGAAATGACAGATGCTGAACAATTATTAAAAAGTATTTTCGAACAAGCAAGAGTTGAAACTGATAGAGACCATAAATTAGATATTCAAGGTGCAATTGATGATGCCCACGGAGATACACAATCACTTGAATTGATGGCAGTTATGCTTGATGATTTTTACGAAGAAGATACTGATGAGTATGGTTTTGATGGTTCTCACGGTATTGGTGGTAATCACTCAACTCAGGCTACAAATGATTCAAAACATGGTGTTGATTTACCAACAATAAGAATACCTGCTGAAGATTATGCTGATTTTACCACTTCTGAGATTGCATACTTGGCGAACATGTTAAATGCGCCAGATAGTGTTATTGACCCAAAAACAAATGAAGATGAAACTTTGATAAAGTATATCATGACAGAAAATACAGAGAATGATTTAGATGCAATGTCAGATGAGATGCAAGACCTATTAGTTGGTTTGAAAGTGCCTAAAAGAAAGGCAAAACTTCTCATGAAACAAGCAGATAAAAGAATAGCAGAAAACATCTTAAACATGTCTGGTAAAACACTCATTGATTGGGAAAGCCCTTCTAGAAAAAAACAATTACAAGATAAAATTAAGAACATGATGAAAACAGGAGACACTCTAGTTTACACTGTATCAAGTGGTATGGTAAACATAACAGGTCTTTTACATAGTATCAAAGAAGATATGACCGATGATATCAAAAGTGTTATCACTTTAGTTAGACATCCAGCTCCTAGTTATTTGAGAAGTTGGCATTCTAATAGGGGTAAAAGAGATAGTGATACAATAGAGTTTTTCTTAGAGCCAAGAAATGTGAGTTTTGAGTTTGTAGACTTGCCTCATGAAGAGTCAGATAAAAAATTCAGAACAATGGAAGATATGGCATAAAAGATGTGCAATAAATAAAAGATTATGAATAAGAACTTAAAACCCGATGAAGTTATCGGTATGATTCAGAAGAAAGTTCTACTTAAAAAAGAACTTAAAGACATGAAATCAAATGGCGAAGATAAGAAAGCAGAGGTTGTTTCATTAAAAATTGAACAAATAGATGAAAAACTGCACTCTCGACCGCTATCAAAAAACTAAATAGTATTATAAATCTTAGGAGATACTATGGGCGTATATGCAGACCAATTAGCAAGTATTAATACACAAATAGATAGAACTGAATTCGAAATCGATGCTATCGAAGGAACTAAATCTATGACTATCTATGTCTATCAGGAGGCCGCAGGAACCGGACCTTCTTATACAAAATATGCTAGAGATGGACAACCTCTAGTGTATACACATACAGGCACAGGTGGTATAGAAAAAATGGCAACAGATTGGCGAACTGCAAATCCAACAGCAACTGCTGAAGATGATGCAGTTATGCATGGTGGCATGTTTTACATTTGGTCTAAAGTTCAAGATTCAAGATTCGAAACAGAATTCAAAGGCACAGAACTTACATCACTAAAAAATTTTCTAGTATATCTTAATAAAAAGAAAGACCATTATCAGGCAATCGTAGATAATGGAGAAGATGCATCTAATCTACATTCTTTAGAAGACTTAGCAGACATCGAAGCATCAGCACCGTAAATACATAAATAGTAGTGTCGTTCTGAACGACTAATTACACGAACAAAAAGTGATACTACTATGGCAGTGAAAAATTTACATCTAGAGCATTTAGAAGACGAAATCATCAACAATGGTATTGATGGTGGTCGTGCATCAATCAACTTCCTACAATCACTTCGAGACATGATGAAAGGCAATTCATCTCGTGGTGTAAACATGACTGTTAAATGGGATGGTGCACCTGCAATATGGGCAGGAAAACATCCAGAGACAGGTCAATTCTTTGTTGCAAAGAAATCACTATTTACTAAAGCACAACTACACTACACATCAGAACAGGCGATTAAAGACGCTCCTGAGTTGTCTGGTGACTTGGAAACTAAGTTCATAGAATCATTCAGACATCTATCTAAACTATCTTGGAACAAGATACTACAAGGTGATTTGATGTTTACAGACTCAGATAAGAAGATGCAAAAGATAGATGATGTAGATTGTGTCACATTTCAACCAAACACCATAATGTATGCAGTTGATATCAAATCAGACTTAGGTGAGAAGATTGCAAACGCAAAATATGGTATAGTATTTCACACCACATACACAGGTTCAACAATAGAAGATTTGGGTGCATCATTTGGTGCAGACATATCAACACTAGGTAATTCTAGAGATGTATGGATTGATGATGCAACATACAAAGATGTATCAGGTAATTCGACACTTACTGCAAAAGAATCAGTTGCACTATCAAAGGCATTATCAATTACAGGTAAAGCATTTAGACAAATCAAAAGACCTGCATTGATAAAGTTCATGAAAGTTCAAGACACCATTGCGAAAAAAGGTGCAGGTGCAACATACAAAACATATATGAATACGCAAATAAGAAAAGGTAAATTCAAACTATCTTATGCAGATTACATAAAACATTTTGATGACTATTGGAAAAACAAAGTAGTCGCAAAGGTCAAAATGGAAAAAACAAAAGAACAAAAAAGACAAATGGGTGAACAACTTAGAAGAGAACTGTTAGGTTTAAAGGTGTTCATCAATGCATTGACTATATTTCAAACTAATCTAGTTGATGGTAAAGATATAATTATAAAGGGACTAAACAAAGCAAAATCAA